CTATAGTTTGCAGTAGTAAAATCATAGATTGTACTTAATGGATAGATACTGACATCTAATGAGTTAGCAAACGTATACGTGTTTGATATATATGGCGCATTACACGGAACCATATCACTCCAAAAGAATGATTGTTCTGAAGAATGAGTTGCCGCTATTTGTGTCAATGCATCATCTAGCATTTGTGCAGGTGTTAATATACTTGTATAATTTGTACTGTTAACCGTATATACCAATAAGTCTTTAAAAGTAATATACTCTCTACCATTATACAATAGTGAATCAAATAAGTTATGAGCCGGGCCGCGCAAGAACGCACCAGGTAATACTAAGCTAGCACTATTTTGAATAATAGCGTTGCCCCATGGTACTAAATTACCCAAGTCACGATAGTTGTTTGGTCCAAAAATTTGACCTGTTGTATTTGGATTATTGTAAAAAATACTTTGATATTGTCTGCGAATATCACCAACGTTTGCTATAGTGATATCTGTGTTAAATGGATTGTTATTAATATTAATAGGTGTTTGATAGTACGCAGTTGCACTAACTTGGTCACTTAATATTAAAATTTGAACTACTGTTTCGTTTATAGGAACATAAGTTGACAGTATTTGAATTACTGTTGTAGTATCAGTTGTAGTGATAGTATAATTAGCAGGGTCCAAATATGTGTTGTCAATATACACTTGCACAGAAGGCCACTGAATGGCACTACTTGAACTCAACGGTGCAATATCGCACGTGAATGTATTTGTAGTTACTATTGTGGGTGTAGTGTTTACTGTTGTAGTAAATTCAAAAATTTGATATTGAACACTAGGTGATACCGCGGTCTGCCAACCCAATTGACGAACATATGTACTACCATCGATAGTATAATTATACACATAACCAGTATTAACTTGTTGTGTTATTGGTGCTAAACCACTTACATACGTAAACGTGTCACTGTTAAATGTTACACTAAACGAAATATCACCAATGTTTGTTACACCAGAGTATAATATCGGGAAACCCAATACTGAATCGTTTGTACCTGTGCCAATACCGTATGAGAACAACGTAGAACCAATAAATGATGTACCCTGATATACTGTAGAATCACCAAAACTTACCCCGTTGTTATCAAACACATCAAAATATGGTTTTTGATTTATGTTTGTTTTCTGTTGACCTTCTAACCAATTAGAACCATTGTAGTAAAAATCGGTACCTTGATAATTATAACCACGATAAACTGTAGTTTGTTCATAAGGTAATACCAATCCATCTTCAGCCTCAGTTAATGTAATTACAGGTATGCCATTTGTTGTTGTAGTAGAAAACTGTGAAACATAAATTTTGTTTCTTACAGTTAAATTAGTATCTGCGGCAAACACAACTCTGGAACCATCAAATAAACCATAATTGCTTAATGCAGTATTTGCAGTGACCACAGATGCTACACTTGTACCTGCAATAATCGATTGGTTATACCATGATACTGTGAGTACTGTATTACTACCAACTTTTTGAATATCTGTGATAAAAGTAATCGAAGGTAATACTAATGTTGAGTCTGCAATATATTGACCTATCTCAAATAATCCAGATACACTAGCTGTGGGGATAGTAATAACTGTACTATAAGGATAAACTGATGCACTTAGTGAGCCACTAGCTGTAGTTAATGATAATGTGGTGCCTTGTTTTGAAGTTGATATAGTTATGTTATTACCGGTGATACTAGTAATATAATATGTAACACCTGTGCTTATTCCACCAAATGCAGAACCAGTAAATGTAATTGTATCATTTACAAATAAACCAGTAGTATTGTTTAATGTAATTTGATTTATTAATGCAGTTGTATTAGTTGCAGTTTTTGTAGATGGACCTGTAACAGGAGCAATAGTAGCATTATATGCTGTATAGCCTGCTACGTCTGGATAATAATTTGTTTTACCTGCAACTTGTGAGAATGCATCAGTTGTTCTAGTATCTATAAAGTCAATCGGTAATTTACCAATAGAACCTGAATTAAACAACTGCAAGTTTGGATAAAACTCAATAATTGGTCTTACTGCTTTAGCGGCTTGTGTTGCATAGGTTGAGATAATGGTTGGATCATTATTGTATGTAGCTGATGCGTTAATAACATCAACATGAAACCAACGATTACTACGTGACCAAGCATTTCTATTGATAGAATTTCTAGCAATAGTTATGTAATCTTGTTCTACTGGAATGTATAATGTAATATCATAGTTACCAATATCGTACGGTGTAGTGTCGTAAGGTATATATTGACCTTCTGCAAATAAACCTGGACTTACTAATTCAGTAGTGTCAATCAATTCAATCGCAGTACCAACACCTTGTACATAATATTCTCCGCTAGCATATTTTGTAGGGTAAATATCACCTTGGAATGTTACTTTTAGTCCATTAGTAAACACTACACCTGAACTTGAAGTATATTGTTGTTTACCTAAAATATCAGTTATGATGTTTAATGTATTAAGATTGTTGTTATCAACAAGTTTAATAACACCAACTTTACTTGCAGTAGTACCATCTTGATAATATAATGTATCTAATATTGCACTATCGTACGGTAGTTGTTGAATAGTACCATTAGTGTTTCTGAAAAAGTTTAAGTTAATCCACTGAGTACCATAAACTGCTTTTATCTTTTGGTTAGTAGGAATAGTAGCTGACGGCGTTAATTGAATTTGGGGATTACTAGGATCACCAATTAAATTAATTGTATAGAAAGTAGAGTTTACTTCAGTATAGTATCCACCTTCATAATTATTATCGTCTAATGGTGTACCGGGAAATACAAAAGGATTACCACCATCTTCGTCAAACAAAGTTTGTCCATAAAATTGATTTACATAACCATATTCATCTTCAACTCCAGTATCGTAAAACATAACAGTTAAGTTGTTTAATGATGTTACACCATCAATACCGCCTAACGTGCTTACTAATGCGCCATTAACCTGACTAAAAGGCAACGTAGATATAACATCAACTGTAGGGCCTGTTGGGAAATTATATTGGTCTAATGCATTTTTTTCAGGTACTTGAAATGTTATAACTCCATACTCTGCACCATTATTTGAAACTCCATAAACGTCACGTGTTTGTAAATTAGGTTGAGTTGGACTATATCCAGTAATACCTGGTGCGCCTTGAATCCAAAATTGACTATTTTGATTTACTGTAAAAGTATATGTTCCACCACGCAATAGTGTTAATGTTGGGTTAACTGTTCCGGTTGGTTCTATATTTGAAGAAATCAAATATGAGTCGGCTTGATTTTGTACCAAGTAGTTAACAGAATTGTATATAATGGTTGTAGAGATATTAACTGCTGGTGGCCCGGCTGGTAACCAATAATATTGATTAAAGTTAATAATTTTATCTAAATCAACAAAAGGATCCCATGAGTAGAATTGACTGTTAAACAATCTATCATTATTATCAGTTATGCCACCTTGAAGTTTTAATGCATCTAAAATGCCAGGATAGCTAATGAAGTCTTTTGCGTTTGTTTCACTTTGATTTGTAAAAACAACGCCAGGTTCTAACTGATAGTCTGTTCTTGTTTTCGTTGGTTCAGTTACATAATAATTATTTGCATTAACACCGTAACCAAACTTACTGCCTATATAACCTTGAATTTTTTTAGTATTAGGTTGTGACGTAAGCTGATCCAACGTTGCACTTAAGAATTGTGCGTTGGTAGGTGTCTTAAATATTTCTGGTAGAAAATCTAACGTTCTAATTCTTGTAGCCATTTTTTATTCTTTATTTTACTTGTAACTCAGCCGGTGTAAGCGCGGCAATCACAAGAATATCTTGTGCTGTTGCGGCATTTACAAATATCTCGTAAGGCATACATTTAATTTCGTACAAATCACCAAACGCTAATGTAGGATCATTTGGTACTAGTACACATGAACTTACATAATCACCAATATTGGTATGAATGTATGCACTTAACTCACTAAAATAGAATGTATCTCCAAAATTCCAATTACTAATATTAAAATAATTATTCATTTGTGTCAACACTGCACTTATAATTTCACTGTTACTTGCATTAGTTGTAGAGTTTGGAATAACTTTAATTGTTGCTTGTAATAGTGAATCTGCTTTAGGCCCAAACAAAGGCTTAAAGACTACATTATTTACTATAACGCTATCACTCAACATTTTGTAATTTTGTAATTGTGAATATTGAGTTGTTAATTCATTAATTGTAGGTGGTGTTGGTTTGGGGATAGTATTAGTACTATCTTGAATATAATTTTGATATTGAGTATAATAAGACTGTGTTACTACGTATAAATCAATAATGTTAGTTGTAGCAGGATCAATACGTGTAGTGTTGTTGCTATTATGACGGTATTGGAAACTTAATCCCTGACGTCCAATCTCAACACTATACTGATTTTGTTCTACTAAAACATAATAAGGTGTTATTACTGTAGGGTCTTGAACAGTAATATAAAATATATTATCGGTATACGCATAAAACAACTGTCCAACTGGATATTCATATTTTACAACTTCAATTTGTGATTGAGTAGCATACTGATAAGACACACTAGTGCTAGGAATTAAATCATAGCGTGTTAGATTAATTGCATCTTGAACTTCTTCAAAGAAAGCATAAATGCCAATGTTGCTACCATTAGGAACATATCCTGTAACTTGATTAAAGAAGTCAGGGTTCTCAACGATTGAATTATTATTAACATCAATGCTTGCAATTTCTACTTCAAAATCATCAATGTATCCGTCGCTCTCAACTGTTTGACCAATGATACTAGCTGTTACAGGAGTGCTTAATGGATAATTACTATCTGGTTGAGTATTGGTTTCTAAAACTTTAACAAAGTCTTGTAAAATTTTACCAGTGAAAGGATCATAAACTAATGCACCAGTTTCAAATGTAAATCTGGTTTCTGACACGCTACCAAAGTAATATGCCAATGAACGATATGTAACTTGATAACGATTATATCCAACACTTTCAAAAAGCACAAACCAATTTGGATTGGTGTATAATTCTACACTCCATCTGTCTTGTGCAATCGTTAATGCATTATTAAACACTAGAGAAAAATTCTGTTGTAGTTCAAGTCTAGTAATACACTCTTGAATAACAGCATTAGATAATACGTTAGTGAATGATGGTAATACAACTGACAAGATAGCGCCTGTTGGGATAAAACCATTTAATGTTACAGGACCAGTACCATTGCTAAAACTACCCTGACCATTATTATATCCGTCACCTACAACATTTAATACTGTAGTCCATATATATGTTGTATCAGATGGAGTAGCAATACCACTTACTAGTCTGTTGTTCTTGTCAAAATAATAACCAGCCGGAGCAACAAATTTTAACATTGAACCAGTTGTAATATATTTTGCATTAGTCGTAGAGTATGTGCCAATTGGAATACTGGTATCTACGTTGTTGGTAATGTTATAAAAATAACCACTTAAACTACTTGCATCTACTGTACTTGTTTGCCAATACGCACTTGAATTGGTAGTGTCAGGTACGTATCCTGCGTTACTACTATTTGTAGGACCAATTATGTATCTATTATAATATTGAACATAATATTGCATTGCTCGGTTACCTGCTAATGCTGCCGCTAATGTTCCTGACAAGAATGTGATAATATCACCAACGTCATTGATGGTTAATAATGCATTACCTGAATTAGCATTTAACCAAATTCCTCCGTCACTAGCAAAATTATTACTACTGCTATATTTTCCTGTTGGGTCTAACAAATCTAAATTTTTGCTTATACCAACACTACTACGGTTAATTGCTTTTGATTTAATAATAGAACTATACAATGTATATGGGAAGTTATTATAATCTTCACCATTAACCATACGATTTTGTGTATAGTATCTACTAGGGGCATTTAATTTAATCTGTGCAAGACTTTCACGAACTTGTGCATTTGACACTGGTAATTGTAGTGCCAATCCTACTGTCAATGTTTCAACACGACCTAATCTACTTACATAACTAAACGTTACGCTAAGGCCCTGCATTTCGTTTGGTTGAATGGTGTATGTTAATGCATTTCCTGCACGAACGTATGCACGGAATGTTCCAACTGGAATTTGACTAAACACACCGTCACCAAAAATATAACTTACTTGGTCATTGAACCTTGAGTTTACAGAAAAAATATTTCTTTTACTTGATTCTGTTTGTAAATATGCATCCGCATAAATGTTATCAACTTGTTGCCAATAACCATATGTGCCATTATTAGTGTTAAGCTGATATAGCCAAGTATCAGTATTATTGATACCCTGAATATCAACGTTGACTACTTGGTTAGAAATTTGTTGCTGTAATGTAAAGTTATAACTTTGCAATGATCCTTGTTTAAAGTAAAAGAAGAATCCTGTGTTTGGACTACCATATCCCAATTTATCGTTACGATACAGCATATTAAATTGATTTGTTGGGGCAGGTGGAATTTCATAAATGTAATCAGTGCCAACACTTGTTACACTACATAATTCAAATCCCATAGTTATACCATTAACTGTGCTTGTAAAGGGTACAACTGGTAAACTTCCTGCAGGAATTTGAATGTTATATTCACTAGTAGTTACACCAAGAATATCTTGTGAGTTAGCTGGTCTACCAACTTGCTGTGCGTTCACTAAAGAAGCATTAATAATTGTGTTAAATTGTTGTAACCAATTTGGATTTGCAGGGTCGTTCCATAGTACAGGAACATTACTTAAATTGAAGCCGTTTAAGTCAGTGAGATTTTGAGTAGTTTGGATATTAACAACTTTTAAATACCCCTGTCCTGCTAAGTTACGCTTAGGAGTATAACTTACTAAGTTAGCTAATTTGATAACACTGTCTCTACGTTCAGCAGTATCAATAAAGTTTTCACGGGTATTTAAGTCATCACGGAAAGCAATACCCTGTCCCATGAACGCCATAACGTCCATTAATGCTATAAATTCACTGGATTCGATGTAGTCGTTATAAGTTTCAGGGTAGTATAAACGTAGATAATCAATCATCGTCTTACGAAGTGTTTCGTAATCGTAGCTTCTAAAATCAGCCTGCTGGAAGGTTTGGTAGATAGCCTTCCAATCGTTTACCCCAAATAATCCTGATTGTCTTGAACTTGTAGCCATGTGAATTCTCTTTTAAGTATTTATCATACCTAAAAACCGCTGATTTTAACAATTACCTTAAAACTGCGGTATTAGTTGAGTTATTAAAAAACACATTTAGCATCTGTGCTTGATTGAAGGGGGCTATAGCTAATTCAACTTCAACTAAAATACCATTTTCTTGTGGATATGCTCTAACAAGGTTTAAAATTAATCTAGGGTCTAGGCTAGCTACTCTACGTATTTCATTTTCTAACTGAAATAGAACATCTGCTGTATTTGGCTCAAAAACAAAACTCCACAATGCAGTACCGTATTCAGGTTGTCCAACTTTCTCACCCTGTCGTATGTTTAATGCGTTTAGAAAATCTCTAATCACCAATGAACTATCAACTAGTTTAAAGCTATTCCCTGATGTAATTGGTTGTACCAATGAACCAGTTCCACCGTCAACCCCAGCATTGTATGTGCTAGAAGGCTTGCATGTGTTTATATCTTGTGTGTTAAATCCAATATAGTTAGGCATGATATATTTATTATTTTAAGTTACAGTGTTTAAGAGTTTTAATGCTCGT